CCGCTTGCTGCATACCCTGTTGCTGCATCATCTGCATAGCCTGCTCTTTCGCAGCTTGCTGGACATGCTCCATAATATGCTTCTGCAAAGCCATCGCCACAGGCGGCATACCACCAACCATCGGACTCGCTCCAAAGACCAAGTGAGCCGTAATATGCGCCTGATGGTTCTGGCCCTCAAACGCCTTCAACGGCAACATATCCATCGCATTGATGTTCTCCTGCGCCGGATCAAGAGGCTCCGGTATCTCCGCAGGCGTCGCCTTCATAATCCGATCAACGTTCGTCACACCCAACGCCTCATACATGTCACGGAAAACCTCGTGCATGTTGTGCAACTCAGGTGCCTGCGACGCTAACTGCAACTGCGTCTGTGCCATCATTATCCGCTGCGCCTGACTAAACACATTCGGATTGCTGACAGGAATAACATCCACACGATCATCAAAATCCTGCGCCATAATCGTCTGGTCGTCGCCAGCTACAGAATACGGATACTCCTGCGGCAAACTCTCCGACATCACACGCGCAAGTATCTTAAACTCTTGACGCATCGCATAGTGCAAACGCTTATGCACTGCGCTCATGACCCGTGAGCCTTGTTCCATCATCGCAATGGTCGTGCCCACCGGTGCCTGTTGATTGCCGTCACCTACCTTCAAATCAGTAATCGTCGCAAACCGCTGTCCAGCCTGAACCACAAAACCCAACAAATTAAACAATGTCTGGTCCGGACCCTTAAATGGCAGCGGCATTAGGCTGTCACGAATAGCCCCTCCGGGTGCGTCCACGTCTCTGAACTCACCGGGCTGCAACGGGTCATCGTCATCCCTGATCCGTAGTCCACGGGCCTTGAAACCCGCTGGGAGATTGGACAACGTACCAGCATCGATCAACTGTCGCAGTGCCGCCGTGGCAGTTCGTGACAAACCGCCAATCGTGTGGATTAGACCCAAGCCATAGAAGCCAAAACCGGGCAAGAACTTAAAGTGCGTAAAGTACGCAATCTTCTTCTTTAAATCATCGTCTTCAAGATAATTGCGGCGGATAGACAATATCTGCCCATTATCTAGCGACATTGTCACAATATATGGTACTCGAATGCCCGTTGGTTCGCCGTCCTCATCAATATCCTCGTAACCCTCTAGGTCCAAGTCAACGTGGCACTCCAAAATCGTGCAATCATAGTCAATCTGTGAAGGCTCAATTCCGTCAATACGGTCAATTGCGTCCTCAACTTCGTTCATCTCCCGCTGCGCAGGGATAACTTCAACGTCCAAATACATGCCCGACAACTGACGCTTGCGCAAATCATTCAACGTCATACGCACTACTTGCGTAATATTAGTGCATGTTTCGAGGTCCGCGGTTTCATATGGGACAATCAAGTTCTCCGCAGGGACAAACTTGGATACCGCACGACCTAACGTCTCGTCATAATAAGTCTTCTTAAACGTAGAACCAGCAAGCGGCAGATAGAACAACATCTGGTCCATATCTGGCGTGTATTCCTCCATCACATTCGTGATGTAGTAGTTCATAAACGTCTTAACGCGCTGCGACTGAGCAACCTTTTCGTTCGTTTCCGCGCCCATAACAACAGTACGCACGGGACCCGAAGCCGGTAACAATTCGTTAAACGCCTGCGCCTGAAACTGTGTCGCAGCTTCCGCCAATAACGGATGAGTCACACCAGAGGCTCCACGGAAAGGCTGCGTCCGCTCCTCATAGTTAAAGCCCAAAAGCTCTAAACCATCCTTGTAAGCGTCTTCCCAATCCTGTCGGCTCGCCTTGTTCGCATCAAACTCGTCTAACAACTCACCAGCAATACGCGCCAACTCGCGATCCGGCATCTCTTCCGCCAAATTGCCATAAAAATCGTCGCTAATACCGCGCTGGTCTTCAGGGTCAAAGTCAATCTCAACACCACCGTCCTCAGTCGGCACTATCTCAATCTCTCCAACACCCTCCGCCATAAACTCGCCCATGACAACATTGTCAGAACCGCCCGGAACCTCTAGCTCAAGCTCCGCAGCCAAGTCCTCATCCGTCAACTGACTCGGTACGTTGTTGTCCATTAATCCCGCTACTGGTTGTCTAGCCATGCGCAGACCTTTCTAAATCAATAGTATGCCGTCACTCTAGCAGAGTTTTGCTCATCTTCCCAGTCATCTGTTGGTAACTGAACAAAATTTCCTTGCCTATATCGCATAAGTGCCTGCGTCATACTGTCAACCAAGTCATCATGCTCACCATTCGGAAAGGCCGCTACTTCCTCTACCAACTCATCCGCCCAAGTCTCGTCGGGGACCCAAACCATCCCCGCCTCAAACAAGGGAGACACACTGTGAACCCGCGTCACCTTGTCATTACCACGACTCGGCGTGAAATTCACAACAGGTATACCCATGTTCCGCAATTCATGCGTCAACGGCATACCACTCGCCTTCGCTTCAATTATCACAGTATCCGGTTCCCAAAAATTGTAAAGGTCCAAGGCGCACTGCTTCAATTCCGGGAAATCCCATCTTCCCTTCTTACTGTCCAAAAGTATCAAATTAGGACCCGAACCACCTTCATTCGGATAGAATACCCCCCACGTTGTGATAGCCGAGTAGTCGCTCGTCTCCCGCTTGCTAAACGCCGTATCGTAACTCTGGATAACATACTCCAACTGAGGGACCGTATCCCGCTCCCAAGTCCGCCACCACTCACGCTTAATGATCGCGTTCTCCTCACCAGTAGGATTTTGCTGATACTGCGCGTTCCACTTACTCGGAGGAATAGATGCGCGGACCGCGGTCAAATCCTCAATGCTCCAAAACTCAGGCCAACACGGAGTCCCATCATCAAAAATTGCCGGTAACTCAACAACCTCCCACTGATCCGCCAACGGGTCCTTCGCCATCGCCCGCAATAACTGACCCGTCATGTCCTTCTCAGACCACCGCGTCTGAACCAAAACTATACTCCCGCCCGGCTGCAAACGCTGACGAGGTCCACCCGTGTACCAATCCCAAGCATCGTCAAAACCACTATTGCTCATAGCAGTCTGCTCCGAATGAGGGTCGTCAATAATCACCAAGTCACCACCACGACCAGCCAAGTTCGACCCAACACCAACAGCGTAATACATACCGCCCTTGTTCGTGTCCCATCTCCCGCTCGCCTTACTGTCCGCAGCCAGCTTAACCTCCGGAAAAATCTCCCGGTACTCGTCGCTCTCAATCAAATTCTTCGTCTTACGACCAAAGTTTACCGCCAACTCCGTCGTGTGCGTCGCCTGAATGATCTTCTTGTTCGGCATACGGCCCATGAACCACGCAGGAAACAAATAACTCGCAAACTCACTCTTCGTGTGCCGCGGTGCCATGTTGATAATAAGTCGTTTAAGGTCGCCTTTTGCGACTCTTTCCAACTTTTCAGCAATAATCCGGTGATGACGGCCCGCGATAAAGTCAGGCCAAACTGTTTTCACGAAAGTTAAAAAATCATCTTGGCACTTCTCGTTCTTCTCAAGCTGCGCTAACCGCAGCTCAAGCTTCAATTTCTTCTCTTCTAAAGCAGGATTACTAGCTATATTCATAGGGGTCCCTAGCTAACTTTTCATACGCAGTTTTTCACGAATGTTTCACGTGAAACATAGCACGTAATATATGCGATTTTAAACATAAATATAAGACAGTTAAATGTCATATCAAAATTCACGTAATTATTTGCGCGAAACATGGCTAAAGCCTTCGTGTCGTAGCCCGGGGCCGCGCTGCGCGAAAATCGCCCTGCGATCCGCTCGCCGCGGTCAATTGACCCGATGCATCGGGGCCCCTGCCGCGCATAAAATCGGGCGGTCCGATGCCAGCAAACCACGGCCCGCGGCCCGCGATTCGGTGCCCGCCTGCCAAGGGTCGGAGTGCATCGGCGGGGGCTAATTTTCACGGGCTGGGGTCGGCGGATCGGGGAAAAAGTGCCCGCTAATTTTCGCCCGCTGGGGTCGGCCCACGGCCCACGCGTCGCGGTTCGGTACGTTTGGGGGATTGCCCGCGGGGCAAGGCCCGCCGTGTTTAACTGTCAAATACGGGGCACAAAAAAAGGCCCGCACAATGGCGGGCCGCGTCGTTGTTTGGGGTGCTGCGTTATTCTAGCGTGATTTTAAATTTGGCCTCATATTGCATAAACTCGCGCACCGCGTCGTTAATGTCGTCTTCGTTCGGGATGTCGTCAACGCGTTCCTTCATGTCTTCAATATCCCCGCGCATGTCGTCGAGTTGTTCATTGACTAAGCTTTGAACCATTGTTTCCAATTCGGGGCGAAAGATTGCCAGCAATGCGGCGGCGGCGGCGTCGCGCTGGGTGCGGATGCTGTTAATCTCGCCGCTCATCTGGTTAACGCTGCGCTCTAAGCTTTCCGCGTAGTCGCGCAAGTTTTTGATGTCATGCGCGGCCATGCGCACATCCTTGCCCGTGGTCTCGGCGTTGTCAGATAGCGTTATAAGATTGTCTGGGTTTGTGTGTAGTTCGATCATGGCTTGCGCCTCCGTAGTTGTTAAAAGTTGCGACGGGTTGCCCCCCGTCATCTGCGAATATATGCGATAACTTTTGCAAAAGTAAAGTGCAAACAAAAAAGGCGGCCCAGTGGACCGCCCCGCGTTGTTTTGTGTTGGTCGGGATTAATCGAACCGCGCGACCTTGAATTGCCCGCTTTCCCGATCAACTACAGCCGCCACGCCGTAGTCGTATACATAACAGAAAAACCGACCGTCAAACCCGAACCGCGCAAGCGGTGCCATGTCTGGATCGTCGTCATTTGTGGCCTCATATACGCCGCGATCTGTCACATTCCCCGACCATGCATATTTAAAACCGCCGTATCCGTAGGCGTCATCCAT